GAATGTTGTTTCACCCTTGTAAGTTTTCTGTGTTACTTGTGGTTTTATATTTACATTTAAGACTTCATCATATTCTTCTAATGTAGAAGCAGCTCTATCTCTTTCTTTTTGTATTACTTCTATAACATCATCAGATAAATTAATAACACTGTCTTCATCATTGTGTATTTTTAATAACTCATCTAGTTCTGCTTTTCTACCAAATACAGAGAATGCTTTGACAAACTCATCATATCCTTGTTTTAAATAAGGTATACGAATAAATGAACCTTCACCTTGTGTAGTAGCAAAAAATAAAGAATTTAAAAGATTTCTAAATGTTTTTTTACCTTCAATAATTTGACGCTCTGCATCCATCTTTGGATATGGTATTTCAAAAGGTAGTTTATCTTTATTCTTGTTATACAATGTAGCAATTCTTCTTGATGCTTTTTCTGCAATATCAGGAGTAGTAGAAGATAAATCTCTAAGATTAATGTTTCCTATCTTTGCATCAGCAATAACATTTAACAAATCAGAAGAACCACCTGTATAATTATCTATACTTTGACTGTAATGTTTTGCAAGTCGTAAAAAATCTTCTTCTGTCTGAACAACACCAACTTCTAAGTTTCTTTGTTTTGGTCCTCGTATTTGAAACCCTTGATTTCCTTCATCTATTATTTTTAAAAATGCAGGTTCTTTTTGTAATGTCTGTGCTATTTGTTCTAAGGTATAACCTTGTCTTTTCATACCTGCTATTGCAGGTGCAAGTTCATCATCTATGTATTTATATAAGAAATATTCGTATGCTTTTACATGGTCAGGACTTTGTTTGTTTATAAGGTCATGTCCTGTATTTGTAATAAATCTATTATTAACAAATTTAACATCTGCAGAAAACAACTGTGCAATCTCTGGTGAGCCAAACTCCTGTGAATCAGATAAAACACCTAAAGACTTTCTTACTCGTTTTGGTATTAAGTCATTTAAAAATTTTAATGATGGTCTTGTTGCTTCTATTGCTTTTGTAGTTCTGTATGGTCCACTAATCATAGTTGAAGGTTTACCAAATACTCGTGTCAATGCACCCTCTGGGTCATTAAGCATAAGTTTTATAGTGTCAATAGGATTTTTAAGCATGTTTCGTACACCCATAATATTGAACTTAACCATGGCATCTACAATTAGTTTTAGTGGATAACTTAATCTAAATAACAAAAATGCAGGGTATCTGAAGTTTCTCATATAACCAAACACAAGATTGTCGTATGTCTGTACACCTTTTTCAAAAGCCTTAAATAAAATATTAGGTTCTTCAAAATCTGTAAATACATCATCAATCACTTCTCTTAATGCACTACCTTCTTTCCAAAAATCTACTTTGACACCTTCATCTGCTGCTTTACGCACTATGTCAAATATTTCTTCATCACCTTCTTTGTTAGTTAATTTTCTTTTAATTCTTCTTTTAGCAGATGTTGCTCTAAGCAAACCTTGTATATCTGGTCCATGTATATCTAAGTTTTTAAGCTGACCATAAAGCTCTAGTGATTGTTTTGTAAGATGTATCATATCTTGTTCAGATGCAACAGAACCAAACATTTTATTTGTTATAATGTCTACTTCCATTGGGTCGTAAAACTCTGGACTTCTTGATGGTGACATAGGTTTGAATGCTTCATCACTAAAACCTTGTTTGTCATTTTTAAGATAATACTTACTCATGAAGTCATCTATCTCGTTATCTGTTAAACCATAAGTGCTTTTAAGTTGTAAACCTAATTCTCCAAATACTAATTTATTTTGAAATATTTCTTTTGCTTGAAAGTATTGACCATTAGATAAAGCATCATAAAACTCAGCAGATAATTCTTCTAATCTGCTTTCTGGTATTTTACTGGCATATCCATACCTAATAAAATACTCCATAGCTTCTTTTGTATTTTGTAAATCTGCAGGTTTTAACTTAGGTAATTTAACATCTCTTGCTAAGAAAGTATCTCTAAAACCTCCACCTCTTTTGTATGCTGCCTCAATACCTTCATCTAATTCTTTATTTATTAGTGCTTCTAAATTACTTTCATATATTACTTTTGATTGTAGATGTTTGTTTTTACCTCTACCCATAAAAGCACCACCATAAAACATATCTGTTACAAAACCATTCTCTATACCTTGTTCTATTGTTTCAATTATGTCATCTGCAGTTGTGTCAACAGATTTAATTCTATAAACAAAGTCTGGATGAAAACCTTCGTTAATTAAATAAATACCTATTGGTCTATCTTCATCTTTTGCTTTTACAATTAAATTTGCAATACCTTCAAATGTTTCTTTATTCTCATCAAATATCTGTCTAGCAGTCATACCTTCATCTAATTTTTCTGGTAACGACCTACCTAGTGATGTGAGAACCTCATCAAAATTTGCAACAGTTGTTCTTCGTAATAAACCTGCACCAGGAACAATATAATTTAAAGGGTCAAGTAATATATATTTTGCTGTGTTAATAAACCCTGCAAAAAATCCTGCCATACTTCTAGTTTTTTCATAACCTATATCTTGTATTGCATTGAATTTTGCTTGTTCTGCATTCTCTAATATATCAAAATATTGTGTACCAGATATTTTTCCTGTATCTAAAGCTATCTGTGCTTCTTGCTCTATTCTGTCATACTCGTTATCTAAAAATTCTGTAACATAATTAGCGTAACCATAATTAGTTGATAGGTTTCCTGTTAATCCAAAGACAATACCATCACCTAATCCTACAGGTATGGCTTGGTTGAAAAATGTTTCGTTTAATTCTTGTTGTCTGTCAAACTCAGGACTTAAAGATATTACATCTGCAATACCTTTTGCACCTGTATCTGGGTCAATAATGTTATCTACAGTCTGAAAAAACAAACCTGCTTTCTCTGCAAAAGATAAATCTCTACCTTTTTCGTTTTTAAGTGCAGTAATTTTTTCTCCAATAATATCTGGAAATAGTTCATTGAATATATCTAAGTCTGTTTTTGTTATAAGTGGATTCCCTTCTTCATCTACAATACCTCTAGCTACTAAAAAGTTTTTTGCTGTATCTGATGGTGTATAGTATGTATCGTTGTTTATTATTTTTGCAGTTCTTTGATTGCTGTAATTTCTAAAGGCTTTTGCATGTGCAACTAAACCAGGTATAAAAGGTAGTTCATTGTCTTTTAAATTTTCATATCCTGCTATTTGTACGACATCTGATAGTGTTTTACCTTTTTTATTTAGTTCTTCTTCTAATGCTGCTTGATATTCAACACTATAATTTCTAACTGTTTTGTCTGCACTTTGTATAAGACCATCTGCAAATATACGAAGTGTACCAAACAAATATGAACCAAACTTATCTGCTGCTCTTTTTGCACCTTCTTTGGTTGCTGTACCAACATTTTCAAAAAAGTTACCTGTTAACTTCAACATAAGTGCAGGTCCTAAACCATAAGATTGTTTCGTTTTATCTTCAACACCTTGACTTCTATTGTTTGTGTAACTTACAGGTGGTGTTTTAGTTTGTGACCAAACACTTATATATTCTTGGTCTGTTAATCCCATGTCTGCTGCTGCTGCAATAAACTCTGGTTCTTCTGTAGGTGTAAGTGATTCTAGTTCTTCGTATTTTTTTACAAACTTTTCTATATCTGGACCTGCATCAGCTTCTGCTTTATTTAATTGTTTATTATAGAGTTCTTCTTCTTTATAACCCTTATACCAGTTTTGACTCCAATTTGTCCATAATGACATTAATTAAACCTTCGTGAAACAAAATAACCATAGTTATCTTTAATCATATCTACCAATATTTGTGTATTAGTTCCTGATGGTAATGTTGTTTGTGTGCCTCTAGTGCTATCTGACATTATTGATTCTGATTCTCTCTCAGTCATTCTAGCTATATCTTGTGCTTGAAATCCTCCTACTTGACTAGCAGTGACACCTGTATTACTTGCTGCTCTTGACCTTTGTAAAGCAATCATATCTTCTTGTGCTAACCTTCCACCAAACTCATCATCAGGTATAGCTTTTAAATCTGCATACGCACCATCTAATTTAGTATCTGTCATTTGTTTCAATGTTGAAGGTTTTCTACCTCTTGGCATTAGTTATCCTCTGGTTTTTCTATATCTATTCCTAAAGCAATACTAATCCATACACCTGCTATTGGTGTTGGCACTATATATTGTCCTATTGGAATATCTCCTGGTACTTCAATACCAAAAATGTCTGTTTGTATTGTTGGGTCTTCTTCAGCAGAAATATCATTCCAATCTTCTTGATTTATAATGTCATAAAACTTTTTGTTAATATCAGGCAACTGGACCTCCTTCTGCAGGTACACCACCTGCTAATCCTGCAAGTACAGTAGCAATATCTGGTTCACCTTGTGGTACTTGTGGTTGTTGTGGTGCTGCACCAATAATTTCTTCTTCTTGTGGTGTAGGTTCTTCACCCTCTGCTGTATAAAATTTATCTAGTATATCTGACATCTTTTGTGGATTCTTTCTAATCTCAATAGCAGCAATAGTTGCTTTTGGATTACCTTGTGCTGCTTGTGCCATAAGTGATTCAAACAATACTGTTTCTGCTTTTTCTGCAGATATTCTTTGTTGTATCTTAGTGATGTTATCTAATCCATCCATATTTTCTTGTAATGTCTGTGTATCAATGATTCCTTGTTGTTTTAGTTGCAACCCTGTAATTATTTTTTGTGGTTCATCAAATCCTGCCATAACACCATACACTCTTCTTGTTTCATAAACTTCTGATATGTCTGTTGATGGTGTATAAGATTCTTTGTAAGATGTTCCTTTGTGTCTTCCTGCTATAGGTTTACGAACATCACCAAACATTATTTCATCATATTCTAATCTTTTAGCATCTAACTCTTGTAATGCTTCTTTTAAGACTGTTTGATATTCTCTTACATGAAGTGATGCAGATTGTCCTAGTTCTTCTAAACCTCTACCTGTAACAAATGCGTTAGGTGATTGTCCATCATCAGATACTGGATATGCTGCAC